CACAGGCACCTGATATCAATATAGTCGGTGGTGGTGGAAGTGGTGCAATTGCAACTTGTACAATTGAAAAAACTCAGAAAGGTGTTATATCATTTACAGTTACTGGTGATGGAACTGGTTACACAAGTATTCCAACAGTTACTATTCAAGGGCCACCGGGAGCAGGAACTACTGCAATTGGTGAAGCAGTAATCGATACTTCAAATAAACTACAATCCATTCGTGTCAAAAATCCCGGTATTGGATATGGTGTAACTGCACCTACAGTTACTATAGGTAATCCTAATATTATTACTGGTCGTGGTAACTTTGAACTCAACGATCTTGTTGTTGGTCAACAGTCAAATACTGAAGCAAGAGTTAAAGAATGGGATTCAGACACTAAAGTTCTTAAGGTATCTAATGTAGGAATTGGTAGCACTGTTTCTGGATTCAGAGCTGGTGAAGAAATACGAATTCAAACAGGACTTCGTGATGATGGACTTAGATTATACAAAGATATCTTTGTTGGATCAGGAGCAACAACTGGTACTCTTGGTATAACAACTACAAAGATTACTGGTATCAATACAACAGGAATAAATGTAGGTACTGCACTATCTGAAGTTAGTGGAGTTATAGGTGCTGGAGTTACTGTTCTATCAATTCAACCAACTCAGATTACAATCAGTAGAACAAGTCTTAACGTTGCAATATCAACCATTACAGTTGCATTTGGATCGACATCATTCATCTCTTACAGCATACGTGAATATGACAAGAGAGATATATATGATAGTTACAGCGATAACGACGAGTTTGAAACTGAGGCAGATGCAATCATTGATTTTGCAGAATCTAACCCATTTGGTACATTCTAATGTTAGGAACATATTACTATCACGAGATACTTAGAAAGACAGTTATTGCATTCGGTACGCTGTTTAATGATATTCATATTCGACATCAAGATAATAAAGGAAAAGATATTAGTGATATGAAAGTTGCGTTGGCATATGGCCCAATGCAAAAGTTTTTAGCAAGAATTGAACAACAACCAGAGTTAAATCGATCAACACAGATTACTCTACCTAGAATGTCATTTGAGATGACAAACATTACATATGATGCAACAAGAAAAGCAGGTATAACTCAAACATTTAAAGCATCTGATGGTAGTAATCTTCGTAAGGTGTTTATGCCTGTACCATACAATGTTGGATTTGAATTAAATGTATTGGTAAAATTAAATGATGATGGATTACAAATCGTAGAACAGATACTTCCATATTTCCAACCAGCATTTAACTTAAGTGTTGATCTAGTAAGTGTGATTGGTGAGAAGAGAGATATTAGTGTTGTATTAGATAATATATCATTTCAAGATGATTATGAAGGTGATTTTGCAACTCGAAGAGCATTAATATACACTCTTAATTTTACTGCAAAGACATATCTATTTGGCCCTGTTGCAGATACTCCAGAAGGAATCATCAAAAAGGTTCAGTTGGATTACCATACAACTATGGACAAAGAGAATGCAAGAAGAGAACTCAGATACGTTACTACTCCACAAGCAGTCAAAGATTATGATAATGATAACACTGCTACATTAACATTTAACGTCAATACATCACAGGTTAGAATCAATGTAAATGATACAAGTGCATTTGCTGTAAAAGATAGAATTGTGATTGATAGTGAGGTAATGCAAATCAATGAAATACCTGATGCTACAACGTTAGCAGTGAAGAGAGGATTTAGTCGAACTATTAAGGCAGAACATATTGAAAATTCAAAAGTTAATAAATTAACTACAGCAGACGATGCTCTGATAGAAGTTGGAGATGATTTCGGATTTAATGAAACATCTAGCATCTTTACAGATTCATTACAATTTAATCCTGCTACAAGGACAGACTCATGATGAACACAAACTTTGATGATATTGAAAAATCTTTAAATGTAGAAACGTCTATTGTCAAGAAAGAAGATGATAAACCAGAACTACCAAATGTTGCTCTGAAAAAAGATGATGTTGAGAAGGATTATAATTATACAAGAGGTCAATTATATTCATTGATTGAAAAAGGCCAAGAGGCAATCAATGGTATTATGGAACTTGCTGGAGAGAGTGCAAGTCCAAGAGCATATGAAGTTGCAGGTCAGTTAATTAAAAGTGTTGCAGATAGCACAGATAAATTAATGGATCTTCAAAAGAAAGTGAAAGAAATAGATGAAGAAGGTGCAAAAACACAATCAAATGTAACTAATAATGCTTTATTTGTAGGTTCAACAACAGAACTTTCAAAAATGCTAAAGAAAGGTTTTCTAAATAATAATGATTCAAAAACTGCAGAATGATGAAATCCTGTAAAAAAGGATACTACTATTGCAACACTGAAAAAAAGTGTATGCCTATTCCTGACGGACATACTGTTCGTGATGATGGGTTTCTTATGAAAGAAGCAAAAGATGGTGATCACGAACCAGAGATGATTCGTAATCAATTGAAAACTGCAGGTAGAGCATCTAAACGCATTGAAAAACATTCTCGTAATAAGAAGAATTTCAAAGCGTGGGTTCAATCAAAGATAACTAAGGCATCTGATTACTTAGATACTGCTGCAGATTATCTTGATAGTAAAGAAGTGGAAGAGGCAGCAAATCCTGCACAGCAGGCTGCGATTGCCATTGATATGAAAAAGAAGGGTAAGAAACCAAAGAACATGAGCGAAGAGGGTCTTCGTGCGTGGTTTGGTAAATCAAGCGGAACTACTAAGTCTGGACGCAAAGTAAAAGGTTGGGTTCAAGTTGGTGGTAAGTATGACGGTAAACCTTGTGCTCGTCAACCCGGTCAGAAAACAACTCCTAAGTGTACCTCTTCATCAAAGAGAGCATCTATGAGTGATAAGGAAAGAGATAGTGCAAGAAGAAGAAAGGTAGCAAAAGACCCTAATCAACCGCAGAAGTCAGGTGCAGCAGCACCAACAATGGTTTCAACTGATCCAAAGAAAAAAATGAAAGAAGAATTTACAACATTACCTCTACAGTTAGAAATTCCTAAAACAAAAAGTGATTTCACTAAAGGTTTAATGTTCCGTGAAAGTTTAGAAGCAAATAGTGGTATGCTATTTGTATTTGATCGTATTGCACAGCAGTCATTCCATATGACTGAAACAACAATACCTCTTGATATTGCATTCATTAAAGAAAACGGAATCATTGAGAGTATCAAACCATTAGAACCAAAAGATTCTAATCCAGTATATTCAGAGGGTGCTATTGAGTTAGCAATTGAAGTAAATCGTGGTTGGTTTGCAGAGAACAATATAGAAGTGGGCGATGAGTTGGTGGTGGAGTACATTGTAGAGGATCCAAAGGAGAAGTATCGTTCAGAAACAGGAACTATTTTTGATATCATAAACGAAGTAAAAGATAAGAAAGGTAAAGGTAGTGGTAAGAAAGATGCTTGCTATCATAAAGTTAAGTCAAGATATTCTGTATGGCCAAGTGCATATGCATCTGGTGCATTAGTTAAATGTAGAAAGGTTGGTGCTGCAAACTGGGGTAATAAGTCAGAAGGATTAGAGATTGAAAATTCAAAAGGACAAGTTATAGCAGATGTAGTTGATATAATTGGGCCTGATAACTTACAACCAATCACAAATGATAACGGTGTTTGGAAAGGAACTCAACAGGTTGCTGAAAAACATTATGGTTCTTCGGTAAATAAAATTCCTGCTGAATTAGATAAAGCAGTGACTATGCATAAGAGTCAGGCAAAGAGATTGAGAGATTCAGAGGAAGTTAAAAAGGATGCTGGTAAGGCAGCAAATGACGTTCCTGCACAACTTGATAAAGCAGTTGCATTGCATACTAAGCAAGCAAAGACTTTAAGAAAAGCAGGTATCTCAGAGGAAAATCTTGATGAGAAGTGCTGGAAAGGTTACAAGAAGAAAGGTATGAAAACTATGTTTGGTAAGAGATATCCAAACTGCGTGAAGAAAAAAGTCGGTGAGTCTGTATATGATTGGAGAAAAGAAGTTCTTTCTGACATTGAGAATATCGAAGAAGCAAAGATAGAAAAGAAAGAGGAAGTGGTGGTAAAGACCAAAGATGTAACAGAGCAGAAATCAAACTGGAAGGATGAAATAGGTTATGAGGGTAAGGACGACTCAAAAAAGTCAATTGATGAAGCAAAAAGTGCTGC